ACCTTGAGGACGACGTGGACAAGGACGCCTGACATGGACTTCAAGCTCTGCAACGTGACGCTCAAGGCGGAATCCGGCCTGCCGGCGAGGACCGCATTGGCTCGCATCAGCACGACCAGCGTTGACCGCGACGGCGACGTCCTGCTGCCCAGCGGCCTGCAAGCCGAGGAGTACCGGCGGAACCCGGTCGTGCTCATGCAGCACGACCCGGACCGCGTGCTTGGCCGGGCGTCGAATCTCCGCACGACCAGCAACGCCGTGCTCGCTCAAGTGCAGTTCGCAGAGCGGCCCGACAGCCTGCCGACCAATCTGGAGTGGCCGCCGGATACCGTGCTCAGCCTGCTCCAGCAGGGCGTGCTCAACGGATTTAGCGTCGGCTTCAGCATCCCGCCGGGCGGCCGGCGTGACGCGACGGCAAAAGACGTCGAGCGGTTCGGTGACAACGTGCGGTCAGTCGTGACCCGTTGGAATCTGTTGGAGTTCAGCGTCGTCAGCATCCCGGCCAACCAGGACGCGCTGCTCGTCGCCGTCAGCAAGGGCCTAGTACCAGACGGCGAGACGGTGCGGACGCTGGGCCTCAGCCGAGATCACCTATCCGGCCCGAGTTCAGCGACTCGGATCGACGGGCCGCTGCCCATGCGGCTGGAGATGCCGAAGCCATTCCGGCTATTCTGACTCGACAGCGATGCTGCGCACGCGGCAAAGCGAGACGGTGCGGGTGGTCAGACGGCTGACCCGACTGGATCGTGGGACTGGCAGCGACGGCGGCTCCACCATCTAGGACCAACACCATGAAGTGGAACGATCTGGTGGCCGGCTTTCAGGCTGCCGGCTACGAAGGCCGCGAGGATGACCTCGACGGCGTGAAGTCGTGGCTGCGAGCCGAGGGCCGCAGCGACCGTACCGTGCTGGCGGGCGACCGCGAGCTGAACCTGGACGAGCTGCACGCGACCCGCGACGGCAAGCCGTTTGACGCTTCGGCCGTTGCCAAGCAGGCCGAGCTTCAGGCTCAGGTGGACGAGCGCGTCCGCCGGGCTTTGGACGAGCTCCAGCCCAAGCAGACCGAGACGAAGGCCCGCCGGCCCGACATCAGCGGCGGCAAGGTCTGTCTCGTGGACGACCCGAAGGGCGGCTACCGCGCGCCCGGCGAGTTCTTCCTCGACGTCGTGCGTGCTGGCCTCAAGGGCCACGATCACGCGCCGTCGGACCGGCTCGTCAGCTGGCAGAAGGCGACTCTCAGCACCTACGGCTCCGAGGCCGTCGGTGCCGACGGCGGCTTTGCTGTTCCGACCGAGTTCCGCGAAACCATCACGCGGCTTGTCAACGCCGAGGACAGCCTGTTCGGCCGTGCCGACCAGCTGCCCATCGAGACCGCCAGCATCGCCATCCCTGACGACGAGACGACGCCGTGGGGCGCGTCCGGCCCGCAGGCCTACTGGGAAGGCGAGGCTGACGCCTACGCTCAGTCGAAGCCGTCGCTCAAGCTCAAGGAGTACCGTCTCCGCAAGCTGACCGCGTTGGTTCCGGTGACCGAGGAGCTGCTTGAGGACGCGACCGCGATGGGTGCGTACATCAACCAGGTCGCCCCGGAGCGGCTTCGCTGGGCTGCTGACGAAGCCATGATCCGCGGCACTGGCGCGGCTCAGCCTCTCGGCTTTATGAACAGCGGCTCGTTTATTGAGGTGGCGAAGGTCTCCGGTCAGACCGGCGACACCATCTCCGGCGTCAACATCATTGACATGTACAGCCGGATGTACGGCCCGTATCGTCAGGGTGCGATCTGGATCTACCACCAGGACGTCGAGCCCTACCTCTTCCGGCTGTCAACCGAAGGCATCGCCGGCGACGGTTCTGCCGCAACCGGATTCGGCTTCCCGTTGTTCAACCCTCCCGGCTCGTCGCAGAACGTCGGCCCGTATCCGACCATCCTCGGACGGCCCGCCATCGCCACGCAGCACGCTGCGACCCTCGGCGATCTGGGCGACATCATGTTCATCGCTCCGCAGCAGTACCGGTTCGTGATGAAGGCCGGCGGCATTCAGGCTGCGACGTCGATGCACCTTTGGTTCGACCAGGACACCACGGCGTTCAAGTTATGCACCTCTGGTTCGACCAGGACACCACGGCGTTCAAGTTCCGAATGCGTGCCGACGGTGCGCCGAAGCTCTCGGCTCCCATCGACCCGCGGTCGGGTTCCAACACCATGTCCGCGTTCGTCGGCCTCGCCGCCCGCGCCTGATAAGGAGGCAGAAATGCTTACTCACGTTCACGCGGCCGACAACGCCGCAGTCCTCGCCTGCATCGACCCGGACGTCTACACTGCGAGCACCGTGGTTTCGGATTACGTCGATGCGGCCGACTTCCACCAGATCCTCGCCATCGTCATGGCGGGCACTCTCGGTTCGTCCGCGACCCTCGATGCCAAGCTCGTGCAGGCGACCAGTGCCGCTGGTGCCGGCGTCAAGGACATCACCGGCGCGGCCATCACCCAGCTGACCCAAGCTGGGACTGACTCGGACAAGCAGGCTCTCATCAGCCTCAACGTCGACAATCTGGACGTCGCCAACGGTTTCCGCTACGTGGCCCTGTCGATGACCATCGGCACGGCGACCTCGGATGCCGGCGGCCTCATCATCGGTCTGGCTCCGCGCGTCGGTCCGGCTTCGGACAACGACCTCGCCAGCGTGGACGAAATCGTCCGCGTCTGACCTGAGCCCCGGAAGCGGAAGGGCCGGGCGGCTTCGGCCGGAGCATGAGATGGGACTGACCGCAAACCAGCTGTCCGACTTGGTGACCGCACTCCGGCTCCGTGCCGGCATCGCTGACACCGACCCGCGAGTGCGGCAAGCGGCCATCCTGCTCCGAGACGACGGGACGACGAACACGTCCAGCAGCACCGTGCGGGTGCTGGATAACAGCATCGTGCTGAACGGCAACGTCAGCGGCACGGACACCATCACCCTCGGCGCGACGGACACGTTGGCCGATGCGGTTTCGGATATCAACACGGCAGCCGACGGACGGTCCGCCGAGGTCATCGGCCCGGACCCGGACGAGCTGGCACGCAATCTGTTCGTGACGGCTTCGGCCGATCTGCTGAACGGCGACGTGACGCTGTACGTCAAGTCTCAGCTGCTGCTGGAACAGGTCGTCTCGTCGGCTCTGGCCCGGATGGAGCGGTACTGCCAGACTCGGCTCGTCAACGACGGGACGACCGTCGATGCCGTCGTCTGGCAGAGCGGCTACATGGTCGTCCTGCCGGATAAGCGGATCGAGCGGCTGGAGTTCCTCGCGGTCGATTCCGACGACGGGCTCGACGTGTTCTACGCCGGCAGCGGGCACGCCACGGTCGAGGTGACGGACACTGCCGTCATCCTCAGGACCAGTTCGCCGGGCACGGCGACGGCCGAGACGGTCATCAGCCTGACCGACGCCGGCGACCTGAGCGACGTCGCCACGGCCATCGGTGCCGTCAGCGGCTGGTCAGCCACGGTCCTGAACGAGCGACGGAACACGGACCTCGTAGCCTGCCCGGTCCAGCGGGTGACCGACGGAGGCGTGCGGCTGGACATCTGGGCCGTGGCCGACGGCGAGTACCGGCTCGACCGGGAGGCCGGCGTGGTCTACGTGGACGAGCTAATTCTGGAGTACGGCGGGAGTCGGATCGGCGGGCAGGTCCGGGCACGGTACCAGGCTGGCTACACGGCCCTGCCAGCGGACCTCGAGGACGTGCTGCTCTCGGTGGCGAAGGCCGGGCTCGATGCCCAGAGACGGGACGCAGGGCTCGCCAGCGAGTCGCTGGGCGACTATTCGTGGACGGCCGCCGGCGGCAGCGTGCCGGCCGGAGCGATGGACGACGCGCTCCGGGCTCAGGCCGAGGTGTTGGACACCTACCGGCGGCTGCTGCCATGAGCGTCGGCTCGCTGGCGAATACGACGCTCCGCTGGCGACGGCCGAGCTACCCGACTGACGGCGGAGCCAGGACGCTTCAGGACATGGGCCAGGTACTGGCACGGGTGCAGCCGCTCGCCGGCAAAGAGGCCCAGCAGTACGGCCGCGAGCTCGAGCTGACGCCGATCATGGTCTACATCGACGGTCAGGTAGACGTTCGGGTCGAGGACGAGT